CACTACGCCGAGTGTCACTACGCCGGGTGCCACTACGCCGGGAGGCGATGTTATAGGCTCACTAGGAGAGGATATACGACGTTCTATATCAGCCTCTAAGGTAGCTCCTAAGAACCCAGGTAAGGAGAACATAGCTAAGAGCGCTACTGATACAGCTAAGAATCCACCAGCGTTGGCAGCAGTAGAGCCGGCCGCAGTATCATCAGTAGCCAGTGATGTATATCTAGAGCGAGAGGGTGAAACGGTAGGAGAGTTGACTATATCTATCAATACGCCCCTTATAGATATAGCGGGGGACGTGCAATTAGAGGTACAGAAGATAGGGGAGGGTCTACAACGATTGGGGCTCAGTGTATCTGCCACTCAGGTAACCACTCTAGTCAATCAGGTACTAACTATCAGTAGAAATAATAGTATAGATCCCATAGCCATGCTAGAGGGCGGGACCAGTCAGGATCTAGTGCCCGCAGAATTGAAGCAATTGTTTCTTAATTCTCCTTCACTCAAGACTTATATAATCAATGAGATTAAGGACGCCCTATCGTTATTATCTATTGGTTTCCTAGAACTAAGTGATCTAGACACCTCGGCCCGCGGACTAGTAGTAAGTGATAACTCAACAGACCTAGCGCGGGTATACTCCTTAGTATCACCTGCATTAGACCGACTATACAGGAGCACAGGTCTTAGCCAATACGGAGACACCACTCAACTAGCGCAGCTGGGGACCTCACTATTAAATGGCCAGGAGCTAAACGAACAGACTATAGACGCTCTAATAGTTAACTCTATTAGCCGTAACCTAAGTAGAACACTGGGTATAGATGGGGCAGACGTAACTAATAAAGTATATAATTTAGCTAAACGACTGGCCAATAGAGAACCCGATGACGAACCCATAGACGTTAATAAGGAGATAACCTCTCTCATGAGTTCATTAGGCACTACACTGAACTCTGATTTACTAAAAGATGCTGTACGTTATAAACAACTAGGAGAGAGTATATATAATAGTGCCGCTGTACTGGCCAACAGTATCTCCACCGGGGACATAGGTAGTATCATACGCGGTGATGGCATCAGATCCCTACTATCAGGGGGGCTAAACCAAATCATAGGTGAGAATAATACCGCCCTTCTCAGGGCAGCAACTGATATAGGCCGCACCGGACTAGCCCTAGGTAAGTCGCTGGCATTAATACCCAGTATTGTAGGCGCGCTAAGCGGTAGCCCTATCCAAAAAATAGTGCAACTAATAGATATAATCTCTTGTCTAGGTATCATAGATCAGGCCCGCGACCTAATCACCGCCATAGATAATATCAATACACAGCCTAATAGGAGTCGACCGGGCCGCTCTGGTACTACTGATACATTAGACACACTAGATACTATATCTCTATTACCGCGTCTAACTCAGTATACCAATACTGTAATCGATCTATACAATAATGGAGATGAGGAGTTAAAACAAGAGATCATCGAATTAATTGAGGGGCCTATTGATGACGAGGATCCCGTAGCTCCCCGAGAGCCATTACCTACTACAGTAGAGCTCCTGGAGGGCCGCTGGAGACTAGGGTTAGATGAGTGCTTCCGACTGCCGCGTCTCACGCTAGCCCTAGCAGATACACAGATATTATCAATCAATACTAAATTAACGTGGGGCCTAGTTAATCCACTTCTGTTCTATACTCAGCTAGAGTTACTACCTGGTAGAGAAGATGACTTACAAATAATAGTAGATAGCTGGACATACGATAATAGTACTCTGTACCCAGTGCAGATTGATAATAGCTATACATCCTCAGTGCTAACCTACAGGATAACTGACTATGATTGGGGGACTAATATAGGCCATGCTATATATGATGGTCAGTACGGTTACCTCCGTCTCATCGATGATAGAGGTACTATATACACTATACCCAGTACTGCTATCGGAGGCCGCCTCATTCCTCTCATCTCATCATCGTACCTAGTCAAATAGTCACCAACCCCGCGCTGAAGCGACGGGGCTTGCCGGAAGCTAAAGCCAATAGCGGAAAGTAAGCGTAAGTGGGACTAGACAATGGCTGAGAAGCCAATTTGAACTAGCTGAAGGTGGTACTTCAAAAGATATTGCGGACACCTCCCTAATCTGCATTCTCTCTGCTATATGGTTCAAAGTCGAAGGGAATTACATAGTAGCCTTTATAGGGCAATCAAAACCATGCAGTACGTTCCAGTAGTCGATTCAAGCCAGCGCCCCCTAATGCCAACCACACCCAACCGGGCTGCTCGTTGGATTAAATCAGGCAAGGCAACCCCATTTTTTCGTAAAGGGATTTTCTGTATCCGGCTCAACGTTGAACCATCCAATCGAATTACTCAGCCTGTAGTAGTAGGGATTGACCCCGGCTCTAAGCGCGAAGGATTTACGGTGAAGTCTCAGGCCCACACATATCTCAATCAGCAATTTCATGCTGTTGATTGGGTAAAGGATGCGGAAGAAATGAGCACCAATGCAAGGCGGGCACGACGGTATCGTAAGACCCCCTATCGTGCCAATCGTCAGAACCGTAAACATGGCGGCATCCCTCCGTCTATTAAAGCTAGATGGCAACTCAAGATCAGGATAGTAAAGGTTTATGCTGCAATATTCCCCATCTCTCACATTGGGATTGAGGATATAAAAGCCAAAACTCGCAAAGGATGTAAGCGTTGGAATGTCTCGTTCTCTCCCCTTGAAGTAGGTAAGCATTACTGCTATTCCGAGTTGCGTCGGATTGCTAACTTGACCATTTTCAATGGCTATGAGGACACATACTTAACCCGTCAATTGTTGGGTTTGAAGAAGTCCAAGAACAAGCTATCCAACGAGTTTAACGCCCATTGTGTTGACTCGTGGGTATTGGCTTACCTGTTGGTCGGCGGCAATTCCATCCCGGGTAACACTGTGGTTATGGAATGCAGGCCAATCCGGCTGCATCGTAGGCAGTTGCATGTTTTCAACCCTGGAGCAGGCGGGTATCGCCGTCCTTATGGCGGTTCCCTCTCTCAAGGATTGAAGCGTGGCGGGATCGTCAAACATCCCAAGTATGGTAAATGCTACGTCGGCGGCGAGGATATTGTAAAATCTCGCGTGAGTCTCCACAGTCTTGCTACTGGGAAACGTCTTTGCCAAAACGCAAAGCCAGAAGATTGTAAGTTTCTTGCCTACAACTCCTGGCGAACTGTAAAGCCGTCCTAGAAGGACGGGGTTTCAAACCTATGATTTTTTGATGATAACACCAGTAGACGCCCCACAAGTCATACGCTACGGCATAGCAGTATACGCGCCCCCTCTACCTAGCGTAGATAGTCTGACGCTCGAGATTCTGTATAGTGAGAGCCCCAACCCCCGCCTTATACCCTGCTCTACTAGTGTGCGCCTATGGAAACGAGAGAGTGAGCAGGGGGAGAGGGGCACCCTATTCCTATGGAAGAAGGATAATCAATTAACTAAAGGCTACTATACGCTTATATTAGAGGCAGATAATAGACGAGGGTACTGTTCTATTGCGTTAACGGCGCCCACCGACTACTGGATAGTGGGGCTACCCTATAGTATTTATCCCCCTATAGCTTTATAACTGTGGATATAGCGACGAGAGACGGAGATATACTTCTCAGCACAACTGGCGATCTACTGCTAGTAGACGAAAGAGACTATCTAGTAAGGCGAGCGCTGGAGATTCCATTGGGTCACGTAGCTATATGGGTACCTGGTACTAGCGACTTCCGATTAGTTGATGCTGACGTGGGGAATGCCCTCTATAACTATCTATCTGATCCCCTCAATCTTGACTGGGTAGGTAGGGCTGATATAGCTATAGCTAACGCTCTACGCGCCTTACCATCTGTGTATAGTGTGCGCGATGTAGATATCCAGGTAACAGGCCCGCGCGAGGTACGCATTAACGTTATATATAATGATAATCGCTCTCTCACGACTACATTGACACCTTCGTAAGCACCCCCTCTGAAGCAAACATAACAGGTATTTTTATGAATCTAAACACTATATTAAGTACCATCCAGCAAAAACTGCAGGGGACAATACTAAATGGTACCATCAGTCCACTCAGTAACCTCTACTTCCTATTACGAGCTATAGCCGCCTGTATAGTAGATTTATACGAGGAGACGCGACCTGTTACTATAATGGATGCCACCGACGTAGAGTTAGATGCGATGGCTCTATTATACGGGATAATTAGAAGAGAGGGCACACCAGCCAATGGCTACGCACTAGTGCTGGGCCCGGTACCAGAGGGTACTGTTATGCTGACACCTGATAATGTAACTATTATTCTAAGTGAGGCCATAAACAATAGTGGCGAGACACGCGTAGCTGTAACAGTAGGGAGGCCAGGTGAGGCTGTCATACCAGCTGGCACCCCACTACGCGATCCCGTAACGGGTGCTACTGGCGTAGTAGGCCTATATAGAAACCCGTTTAATGAAGCCGTAGGTGATATCGTAAATGGCACTGATAGAGAGAGTGACGATGATTTACGTCTACGCGTCCTTGAATACCTAGACTTATCAGATAGCAGCAGTCTATCAGCTCTACGCGCGACTATAATTAACGAGATAAATACACTCAGCCGAATAGTCATAGTTGATTCTGACCCTACGCCTGGCTATATAACTGTTTATACCGACGCGAGCGATGAGCGCACATTATTTCAGATAAGTAAGGTTATAGAGAATAATAAGGCAGTAGGCATCGGGTTTAGGGTCAGGACACTACGGCCATTCCCGTATAATGTACGTGTGGCCGTAGCAGGTAATGTCAACGCGGGTCTAGTTATAAGACAATACTTTAGAAACCTAGCTCCTCTTACTAGTCCATCAGCGAAAGGTATAGGTATTGCTCTAGTGAATTCAGGGGCCAGCGCAGCCCGAGTGCTGAGTACATTACCACTCGCACCAGTTGATACTATGCCAGTCCTAGAGAGTGTAGAGGTGGTTCCAATTGGTTAATTATCGTTATAGGTTATCACGACTACTAATCCCGGGGGGCATACCTGATTCTGAGATAGGAGAGGTAGAGCTATTCCTGGCTAGTGATAGAGAGGGCTATATTAATAATATAGACCTACCACCAGATCCCAATTGTCTGGAGATCAATTGTACTCCTACGCAGTGCGTAGAGCGAATAGGTATATGGAGCAATCAGGCACTAGGCCCGCTGGGTACAGGAGGTTTCTTCATAGCAGGTAAACCTGATGATGAGAATAGAGTTACTGTAATTAACGTGGGTGTAGTGTGCCCTCTCACTGGCACACCGGGGCGCTCCAATTATGCTCTCTATCCACAGAAGCAGGGTACCCTCGAGCTAACTACACCTCTCATATCAGGCATGCCGTACGCTGAGGTAGTGCGCGTTAGCCCAACGGCAGGAGAGTTCCTATTACGCTACTACAAAACACAAGGCCTTCCTCACGCGCAGCTAGGCATAGCTCGCTCCCTAGCGAATCAGACGGTAGATACTGAGGAGTTAGCGTGGACTGTCATAGGTATGGTAGGAGCATCTATACGGCCAGACGCTAATGTAATATACCGCAGTTCTGAAATAGACGCGACAGTCAGCGAATACGTTAGACGAGCATGTACGGGCCTACTAGAACTAATGGATCCCGGCAGTCTACCGGGCAGACGAGGGAGTATTCCTCGCTTTGTGTATAGCCTGAACTCTGAGGCCGATATATACGGCCCCGAGGCAGAGAAACTACAGGCATTAACTGAGATACGCGTAGTAGAGAACTGCAGCGACTGTATAGAGGTGGGCCCCAATAATAAACGCGTATCTCGAGAGGTACGGGATAGATCATGCGCCGCTATACTGCTAGCGCTCTGCATCGCGGGCTACGGAGATAAGGTCACTCCACTAGCAGAGTATCTAGTGAGTCGTATAGATAGCCGCGGTAGAATGATTACTGGTTGGACAGACGCACGGCCTCTAAGCACGTCACTTAGCCTAGATAGTCCTACAGCTAGTGGTACGATAACAGCGGCCCTAGCTATATTGGCCTATAGTCGTGTAGATAGATCATACCTACCCCATGCTCATAGATTAATAGAGAGTGCGCGCCTCTACTATTACACATCCTCCTGGGGCACTGATGCTATAGATAGAACACTAGGGGCCCTTATAAGTCGCGTGCTAGTTGACTATGCCGATACACCTAGCCAGGCGCGGGCGAGCCTCACTAATGTAATAGGACAGGCAGGTACAGTGAGTCCTACATTCCTAGCACTCCAACTAGAGTTAGTAGGAGATGTTAGTTTAAATACTACATACCGCGCTATACTAGATAATGACCCTACACTAGAGTGTGGATTATCACTAGCTAGAGAGCTATCCAGCACCTCATTCCTAAGAGTACTAGATGAACTGGGCCCTGTGTATAGGAACTATCTCTATCGTATAGATAAGACAATGTCGCGCGTAAGAGGGGCTCTACCTACAGACTTCGGCCTATTCAGTAAAACAGCTATTAGATCAGGTAATCTAGGCCGCATACTAGAGGCCCTAGTACCCTCAATTAGTGCGGCGTATAATAAACCACTAGTAGTACCTACGGCTCCGACTAAGATCCCTGCGACTATATCGGGTATTCTCAACTGGTTAACAGGACTAGGGTATCAAGAAGTATATGTTACAGAGGCATGGAGAGAGGCACTACACGTAGTTAGTAATCTACCTACTTACGGTAACACCACCCTAGGCACAGGACTACTAGGTATGCCCCGCCCATCAGCGCGCGTAGGAGTACTAGGACGATGGGAAGAGAGAATTAATCCTGCTCCTGGCGGCGTGCTGGTTATACGAGAGGGTAATCTACTGGGGACTGGCATTATAGATGATACACCAGCAGTAGGCGCGCTAGTTCCAGATGACGAGGAGTGTAATATCTGTTACTGGTTTGGTATTTGTGAGGCACCAGAGCCACAGGGTTGTCTCGCAGGTCAATTTGACTTCTGTGAATCTGAATTATCGTGTAGACCAATCGATATTGTTACTGATCTTATTGATAATTTACCTCCAGTAACCACCGCCTCTCAAGGACTCTTGATAAACTTTAATCAATGGCTAAGGGTAGGTTTTACAACTGGCAATAACAGTAATGGTTATATTATTAACTCGGTAATTCTTCGGTTGGCGGAAATTACTGCAAGTCCCAATTTAGTTGTTAGGCTTTACCCAGCGGCAGAACTAGACGTTAATTTCAATGGTGAGATAATCAGTTTTACTAACCCTGATTCCATTACCACCACTACCGCCAATAACATCTTTACTCTTACCTGTCCGAAAACATTAGCCGCTAATACTACTTATTGGTTAGTTGTCGGAATTTTAAGCGGTAGTGGGCAGTATATATGGGCGGCTACCACCTCTGACAATCAATCAGGATCGTTGGGATGGTCGATTCGCGACAACAATCCTTTGTACGATCCTTTGTATAGCCTTAATCAAGGACTCACTTGGCAGCTTTTCCCTGAACGTATAACTTTTCAATTTAAAGTAACAGGAGCTCAAACACCATGATTACTCCAATAAACACAATAAACGGCATTACATACTTTGGTTATAAATCAGGCCTCAGTCCTGGTATAGATATCACACGTTCTCAGTTAGTAGAGTTTCTAGACACAGCGCTAGGTGCTGCTAATAATGAAGTATTACCTAATGTTATGGAGTTCCACGCGCGTATACCATCCCGAGAGCTTATAACTGGAGCCGTTACATCTACTGCTAGTGATGGTAAGACTCGCGTGGTATTTGACAATAATTTATGCATAGCAGGGGTATATCCTCACAATGAGACTACGCCGGGCCCATTTGTTCCTGTGCAGAACCCATATGTCCTACCTAACTTGACAGGTGGGCGAGTTGTATATATGTGTGCCTCTAGTGCAGGCCTAGGTATACTACAGATACGTCTGAACTCAGGTATACCAGACCAGAACGGCTATGTGTTTAATTATATAGGTTATTCAACTGAGGCATATACTGCTAATTACCCAATGGATCTGCACTGTATAGTGTCGTATAAAATAGGGGACTCTACTGACAATGGTGTATTTGGTATAACTAATAATACCAGTACTGCAGCCCGCACTATAACCCCCAGGTCTAATGTAAGTTGTCGGGAGAATCAGGCAAAGCCAGCTAGTGATGTAGTCCTCGATGAATTTACTAAGGCACAGCCATTTCTAGTATGGTTAGATAGGCCGCTGGAAATTGGAGGCGTAGCGAGCCTAATAGATAATCCACATGAGTTATATATAAGTTGTGGTCGTCTAGGCTCCGGCAGTATACTGATGAGAGTAATGGGGGAGTATCTAGTATATTGCTAGCACCTGCGTATAGTTATGACGCTGTATCTATTAAGGCTGTACAAATACCAAACTCAGGTCTCCCGTAATATGACTCAGGCTAGCAACTGAATAAATAACACCGGGCATGCAGGATACAATGAGTTATCCCGGCGATACTCTATTAGATGTAAGTAATTAGAGATAATTAATTACACATATTTAACCACCTGTTGCCTATTCTAAGTTCTTCATTTATTGTTATTGTTTTAAGTGTCTGTAGCCTCAGTTATTTTAATAAAGCCTAAAATAGTCTTCATTATCTTTGTTGCTTCTAGAATCAAAATATTGAACTCTTTTGCTGTTATTGTCATGGTGTTACCTCGGTTTGTATTTCATTTTCGATAAATGAAAGGATATTAATCATGATTTGTGTTCCTTTTTCACGCCATAGATTTAATTCTTTATGTTTAGCAGTCCCACTTTTCTTAAACAAGATTTTACTGTTTTTTCTATCATTTATCCATATAAGAAAACTTCCTTCCCAATCTAGATTAGAGATAGTAGTTCGACCATCTATATAATTTCTAAAATCACTAGGTGAACCGTCACTGCTATAAGAGTTGTTGCTATTGACCTTTATATCTATTTGTATTCCATTTATAGAATTAAGAATAGGGCGATACCCATAAATCATGTCTTGAGTTTTAGTTAAAGACGTAAATGACCACTTTAGCTCTGGGTAAGTTTTTTGACAGAAATTGAATATTTTTTGGGCTGTTTCTTGTTTGTTCATTGATATTAATCCTCAACCTTAATTGTTTTGGTAAAACTTAAAATAGTCTCTATTATCTTTGTCGCTTCTGGAATCAATATCTTTAAACCTTCGTTATCTCCCGCAACATCTGATTCTTCTTTAGTTGAAATAAGCTGAACCCAGCTTTTATTTTCTCGGCGATAATCTCCTATTAGCGACATAGTCATCTGAGTTTGTGTCAAATAACTTTCTACTTTAGTCTCTAAAATGTTAGACGGCTTGGGAAGATATTTAATTGAAATATAATATCTTCCTAGTAATATATCAGGAGGAAAAACTCCTTGTAGTAATTCGCTAGGATAAACAACAAAAATCACGCCTTTTAAGACAAGCTCCCCATATAAATACTCGAAAGTATTGGTGTTCTTGTCGTAGGAACTTGCGCCGAGCTTCTGCGATTCAAGACTCCAATTTTTAGGCTGCTTAAAAGTTTCTTTACAGAAAACCTCAATTTGTCTTAATGCTTCTGTTTTGTTCATTAGCGTTAATCCTCAGATTTAATTGTTTCGGTGAAACCTAAAATAGTCTCCATTATCTTTGTTGCTTCTGGAATCAAGATATTTAAGGTTTCATTATCTCCTTCACTTTTTGGCTCTTTTTTAATCGAATCTATCTCAACCCAATCATGTCCAGTGACTGTCCCCTCTACTCTAACTACTAAAGTTTTAGACGATTTAGAACGATACTCAACCCAAACATTATATTTTCCTTTTAGCTCGTTTGGATAGAGAATATTGATAGAGCCTTCTAATACTACATTAATGAAAGCATATATTTGCCTTAGCTTAAGAGTCCATTTTGAGTAATCAGCCATTTTATAGGCATTATCACAAAAAACCCCGATTTGTTTTAATACTTCTATCTTTTTGTAAACATCTTCCCATGTGTCCATCTGTTACTCCTATCTATTCTTGAATCTCATCAAGAATAAAGTTAAAAATGTCTAGCATTACTTTTCGGGTTTCTCTGTACTTGTTGTCAAAATAATCAGATTTTGACCTTCTAATATAATCAAATGCTATTTGATTCTCATAAGGATAGTTATTGTCTCTATCGTCAGGGTTTATCCATAATCCAAACGTGCCTACATAATACGCTTCGCATGAAACACGCTTAAGCGGACCATCTAGAAAAACCTCTATTATTAATTCATCAGGAAAAAGTGGACACTGAATTATATTATTTTCAGAGTCAATATCCCATTTTAAATCTGGATAACTTCTGTGACAGAATTCTAATATTTTTTCTGTTACTTGTTTTATGTCCATTAATTTGACTCCTATTAGGTAAATTTACTAGACAGAATATCTATCTAGTATTGTTTTTATTCTTGAATCTCATCAAGGATGAAGTTAAAAATATCTAGCATTACTTTTCGGTATTGACTGACTAATGCCCAATATTCTGCACTCCATAGTTCATGTCTATAATAGGCAAGATTCTCAAAAACTATATGGTCTTCATACTGATAGCTCATGTCCTCAGTAGGAGGATTTATCCAAATTTTAAACTTTCCTATTTGGTTATCTTGCCACTCAACATACTTAAGTTGTCCGTCTAATCCCGCCCAAATACCGTATTTAATCTCTATGTTGTCATTGGAAAAAGTTAAACATTGAATGATTTTATAGTCATTATCTGTAAAATCAAAATTCCAGTCTAAGTCTGGGTATTTTTCTTTACAGAAATTGAATATTTTTTCTGCCACTAGCTGTATGTCCATTTGTTACTCCTGTCTATTCTTGGATTTCGTCTTCAATAAAATTAAAGATTTCTCTCACTATTTTTCTGGCTTGTTTTACTACACTCCAGCTATCATCATTCCACTCGTCGTGGGTTGCAATCATAAACTCTAACTCGCTATTCTTATTATGGTTTAGATTTACTTTAAAACTACCTGACCAGGGAAGTAAAGATTTTTCTTCTGATTGAGATATTAAAAGCAATCCCAGTATATAATCGTAAGTAGCTTCTTTTTCGTAAGAATAAAGCTCTTGTTTTTCATCTGAGCAAATTTCTAGCTCTAATTTAAACTTAGAGCTAGAGCCAAGAATAAGTGAAGCATTCCTACAACCATCAATATCACTATAATAATAATCCCAAGACCATTTTAAATCTGGATATTTTTCTTCACAAAAATTAAATAACTTTTCTGCTATTGTCCATGTGTCCATTGGCGTTACTCCTGTTGGGTGAATTTACTAAACAGATATTCTATCTAGTATTGTTTTTACTCTTGAATTTCATCGAGAATAAAAATGAAAATGCCTAGCATTATTTTTTGGATTTGTTTGCACAATATCCAATCTTTTTCACTCCACTCATCAACAGTTTCTGTGTAAAACACAAATTCACTTTTTTTATTTGAATTTAGTAAGATTATAAACTCACCAACCCAATCTAATGAATTTAAAGTACACCGTCCTTTTATTCCTTCCCAACCTTCGCTGTATTCATCGACTGAACCACTATCACCAACTTTTAATAGTATCTCCATTTCAGGTGAATCGGTTAAATCAGATAGTCCTTGAATAGTTTGATGGTATTGATCGTAATTAAATCCGTGGAATATCCAGTCTAAATCTGGGTATTTTGCCTTGCAAAAAGTTAATATCTTTTCTGCTACTAACTGTGTGTCCATTTGTTACTCCTGTTGGGTGAAATTACTAGGAAACGCCTACTGTTTCTTCTACTACGATACTATGATGCCCATTACGGCTTAAAGCGTCTAGATAAGCCATTAATCGACTTGCGCGCATACTAGAGATAATTAATTACACATATTTAACCACCTCTTGCCTATTCTAACCAAGAAATTAATTTTGCACCACTACTTATTACTTAATTACTACTTATTTTGTAATTTTATCACTAATTCTTGGAAAGGTTGCCAATCATCGTTATAAGTAATTGCCTCCCAAACCGATTCGATTAGCGGTCTAAGTAAAGCGGTTTTAGGATTATAATGCGTTAAGGTATCGCCAATTTGAGACAAGGAATCTAGGGGTAATTGATTTAAGACCAAACTATATAACTCTCGCCAACGTTGCCAATCAGCTTTCGGTAAATCCATATTTTCAAGAATTAGGGAACTATTTTCTCGCCAACCGTAATTAAATTGTTCACTTAATTGATAGAAAAAGTCGTGATAACCCAGGTCAGTTTCTTGGAGAACTTCCACAGTTTTGCTAACCAGTAAAGCTG